GGTCAGTATTTTCACAAAGACCGAGAGAACACTTAAGCCAGGCGCAGTACCACGGATCGTATCGCCAATGAGTCCGGAAGCAAACCTAGAAACGGGTCGGTTCGTGAAGCCGATGGAACACCCTATACTAGAGGCGATCGCTGCAGAGGCAGGGCACCAAGTTGTGATGAAAGGTAAGAATGCATCACAGGTTGGATCGTGTCTTGCGCAGCACTGGGAGGAGATGGGAGGCACAGGAGACTGTGTGGCTATAGGATTGGATGCGTCGAGATTCGATCAGCATGTTGGGGTTGAAGCGTTAAGGTTCGAACACACGTTTTACCCCCCATTGCTCAAGAGTCCGTTGGATAGAAGACGTTTGGAGTGGTTGCTTAGTAAACAACTGAACACCAGTGCTTTTGGCCGAACAGCTGAAGGCACTGTCAAGTATGATGTTGAAGGCACCCGCCTTTCAGGCGTAATAAACACCGGGCTTGGTAATTGTATCTTGGCGTCATCCATGTGCATGGCCTACTGTGAGGGAAAGAACATCCGTTATCGTCTCGCCAATAACGGGGATGACTGTGTGTTGTTCATCCATCGTAAAGATTTGGTTTCTTTCTCCACAGGACTCAAAGAGTGGTTCAGGGACATGGGCTTCACAATGGTAGTTGAAGACCCAGTGTACGAGCTTGAGGAGGTCGTATTCTGTCAGTCGCAGCCAGTGTTTGATGGGAACTCGTGGACTATGGTCCGCGATCCTAGGACGGCACTTGCAAAAGACTGTGTGTCACTGAAACCTTGGCATAGCGTCAAGGGGTTTGAGAGCTGGATCAAAGGGGTTGGAATGTCGGGCACGTCACTGGCGGGTGGCATTCCAATTTATGACTCTTTCTACAAGGCATTTGTACGTGCTGGAAAAGGGAGAGCACCCCGGAAAATCACTGCAGAGGACGGAGGGCTGTACTGGCAATCCCACGGGATGCACAGGAGGGGCCTGCCCATTACTGATATGGCCAGGTTTTCCTTCTGGAAGGCTTTTGGCATACCTCCGGACATGCAGATCGAACTCGAAAAACACTACTCACAAACCACCCCTTCTTACACACCACCCCAGGATGTAGGAATGTCGTATCCCGTCTGGGATCACGATTACCTGGAGTGTTAGTTCCACAGGCTGCGGAGCATACAATACCGAACCCCAGAGCACACTGGGTTAACAAAGCATTGGGTCGTGTTGAACAATGGACCAAACCGGTGCCACAAGGCTTAATACTTCCGGCCCTTCGGGGATAGGCCAATTTCGGGGCGTGTCTGCCCAATCGAATGACGTCTATGCTAAACAAAATGCCGAGAGACTGCACGGCTCCGCAAGCTAGACACAGCTTGTACAACACGATGTACAGTCCCGCTAGTGGTGGCGGGATCCAATACTCACCACTTTTCAAAATTCCTACAACAATTAATTACAATTTTTATTCAGCTACTGTCATTATCAAATATGCCGGCGAAACAGAAGAACAAGCAAGCAGCGAAGGAGATCACCGTCAAGCGAAACGGGGGGAAGAAGCGAAACAACATCCAGCTTATCGTAGCCCCTACACCACGGGCAGTGCGGTCGACAGTTACTTCCTCCCCGGTGCGGCGACAAGAGATGGTGATTCCGGTAAAGAAAACAACCGACAAGGCCCAAGAATTCGTTTTACACCCCAAAGAGATCCCGTGGTTCGGGGGGATAGCCCCCTCTTACCAGCGGTGGGGGATGCAAAACCTCAAGGTGTGGTACGAACCGAGGGTGTCGACGTCGACAAACGGGACCATCTCGATGGCTTTCCTGTCGGATTTCAAGGACGATACCCCGACCTCGTTCCAGTCACTAACCTCGATCAAAGGGGCAGTGCGGGGCGCACCTTGGGACAAATTCACGCTAGCTTGCCCAAAATACCGAGCCTACGACTACACAAAAGATCTGAGCCTTCTCTCAAATGAGGAAAAGAATGACCGCGCTGTCGGTCGAATCGTTGTTATCGCTGACATGGACGACGATTTCTCAGCAAGTAATGTGGTTGGTAGAATTTTCCTAGAATATACTCCTGTGTTCATCGACCCAATTGATCCGACTCTGCAAGGGGTCAAGATGATTGAGGCTGGTACAAGCACTTAGGTGCCTGCCGCCCAACCCTCCTACGATTTCAATCGACAGTTTGTCACAAGCAAACCTTCATCGATAGGAGACGTGGCGGGTGTGGGTGGCACCATGGTTCTTGGCAATCCGTCGGCCCCTAACATTTTGCGATACGAGGCGACGACGGGGGGATCGGACATTACGAACGTCTCCCCTGTCACGCTGCGTGTCAACTTTGTTCTGGAAGTTCCACAGGCTTACAAACCTGGCATTGGACGGCCGACACTGCGTGTGGACACAACAGCGAATGTGAGAGATTTTAGAGCGGTGTTAGACAATAATGCTTCTGTAGTAGGCGGTGAGCCGAAGAAAGGGTTGAGGTACACAGTAAGGATGACCATGCCTCCGGGCTCTATGGCCACCTTGCTCATGCAAGGGGCTGACTTTTCCAGGACGATGCTGCCTAATAATCTGGACATTTCGGTGACAGACGATTGGGGTGGCGCCGGAACAATCAACCCAGTGACAAAGGTGCGGCCTCAACGCGATGAGAAGGACGAAATCGTCGAACAGGACAACATCTCCATACCCGACGCGCTCCCTTCCAACGGAGCGTACTTCGCCAGGTGGTATGGTGTTGCAGGCACTGACAAGTTAGCCGCGGGTAATGCGTTAAGCGGTATACCGAACATAACGTATAACCCCGACTCTGGTGTCATCTCGTGTTACAATGGGTTCAAGGGGCACGTCCTACTCAACTATGAGTTGGCCCCGGGTAACGTCGGCGCTTTTTCCTTCCTTAGGGCGGGTCGAAGCAACGGCAATCTCAACTATAACAGAGATAACACGCAGAAGTGCATGATGTGGATAGAACTCGATTCTAACATATCTTCTGCCGTCGATTTCCTACTTTTACCACCAGACGGCCTTCAGGTCTTCTGCAACATCGTTTTCTTTCCAGGTTCTTTTGATGATAGGTTTAGGTCTCCCATTTAGGTGGGAGATTTTGTTTATTTTGGCGTTTACAATAAGAAATTGCACTAGACTCGGTCGCCCGTTCCGTGGGCTAGAGTGTGGGCGAAGCGGTTTATATAGCAACTACCCACAGGCCGGTAAGGCCTGCCGACTATGCAAGGGCTAGTGCACCAACGCACATAAACGGATGAACAACCGATCTGTTCCGGTGGCCAAAGAGGAAAATGTTTCTCTACCGTATTTTAGTTCCGTCAACACACCACCATCGATCGTTTGGGATCTTTGGTGGTTTCGCTCAAAGGCTACTTTATGCCCGGGCACCATCGCAATCTGTTGTCACAACAACAGTGGGTTAGCAGTCAACACACAGGTGTTGGGGTCAGCTGCATGAACCTTCCAAACTAACCGCCTTCGGGAACAACAACCAGGGATGGAATTCCGC